GTTGGAGTCGGGAGAAGGTTGCGCGTCGTGCTTCGTTGTGTCGGTTGTCGGATTCTTGGAAGGCCTTGGCTTCGACTCCTGGTCAGCCGGTGTGCGACCGATGGCCGGTGTATTTGTTGGAATGCGTTGCGCGGTATCCGGAAGATGTCCAGGATTCCCGGTTGGCTACGTACACGGTTGACTTCGATGTGGACGAGTCCGAGGCCGTGTATACCAATATATCGGGCACGACGCTGGTTTCACTTCGTCATGAGTTTGCGGATTGCGCGACGAGCCTTTCGTCGGCGATATGGGGTTTGGGCGATGAGACATTGTGTCCGAAGGCTGGTAGTTGCGTTGATTGTCGAAAACGCTCTGATTGTCAACCCGACCTGTTCGAGGCTTATGAGTTTAGCGGTGGATCGAAACCTGATACGGTGGCCCGGTGTTTGGACTGGGAATGTTTCGAGGACAAGCGCGACGCCTGGCTTATGCGTGAGGCGATGAGTCTTGAAGATAAGTACACGAAGCACGGCGCCGTGATTTTCGTTGTGGAAGAAGATTGGTACCTGTGCAATGGGTCGCGGTTCGAGGAGCGAGTGACGCCGTTTGAAAAGCTAGAGAAATGCAAGAAGAACGACACTGATTCGCATGTATGTTTGTGGGTTCGTGGTCCTGAGATGGGCGGTCATTTCTGGGGCCGGTTGGTTGACCGTAACTTGGCTGCAGAAGACGCGGGGACAGCGATATTTAAGAAAGCCGCGAAACCTACGAAGACGATGCTTGCAGAAGAACAGGCTGCGCGCGCAGAGGCGAAGAAGACGCGTCAAGACGCGTTGATATTGTTGGACAACGTGATCGAAAAATTGGCGACGGCAGGTGACAACGTCAACCCGTTATCGAATCCCGAGACGGACGTGAAACTGAAGACCGTCCTGGCATTCGGTGTATCGCCTGCAAGCGATGAACCCTGGCATATCCTCGATAAGTTGTCGAATGAATTATCGACCACGGTCGAGTTGGCTGATCGGTTGTGGATGTCGACGATACTTGAGGTCGAGATGCGTGTTAGTGACATACGTCATCAGTTGTCCACGATGCCCGTTGGCAGTCCGAAACTGATGCAATCATCGGTGGACGATGCTTTGTCTGAAATGGAGCATGTTTGTAAATTGATGGGGATTACTTCGGAGGAGATGGTAGAGGAAGGTGATGGTGATGAGGTGGTCGAGGAAGGTGATGGTGATGAGGTGGCGGCTTGATGTTAACTCGGTGGGCGTTTGGTCTGGCAGGCTCAGAGAGACCTTCGCCCTCCCCGCCGTTCAGTGTTGCTGGTAAACGAAAAGGGAGGTATGAACATTGGGTCGGATAGTTAATATTATGCGGGCATTCCGAGAGCTTTTGAGGCTTGATGATGTTGAGCTTCAGGTGGCGCGTTTGTGTGTGGTTGACGCGTTGCGGGCCTGTCATAGGGTAGATTCGTTTGGCGATAGTGGGTGGGTAATTACTTTGCGGGGACGAGCAAACGAATATGGCGATCGTGCGGCGAAAGAGTTCGAATAGGTGCGTTGCGTAATGCGCCTATTCGAGATCATGGAAGGAGGATTGTATGAGCGAGGCTGTTGATAAAACTCGGGAAATTATTGGGCTTTTTTGTAAGCAGATTGAGTCGTTGCTGGGGTGTTTCGAAAAGCAGACCGATGTTATTAATGAGTATAATTCCGTGCTTGATGAGACTCGAGAGATGGTTGTCGAGCTTGGGGGTTTTTGGTGTTTGAGATGCGGTACCGCATTCAGTGATATGTCTGAGTGGGCGTATGGTTCTGATGATGGTGATGATAGTGTTTGCAAGAAATGCGAGGGGGAGCGGAACACGGAAGGAACAGCCATGACATTGGCCACAAGAGCAGAGGGTATTCGTTCGCGGGCTCAGAGGGACCTTCGCCCTCCCCTAGGCACGTTGCGCGATTATTCAAAGGGGCTTGATTGATGGTTGATGGTGTTATTGATGGGTCGGGGCCTGCTGTTTGTAAATGGGTTCGTCTTATGCGCGCTCGTCATGCTCGTGATTTGAAGACTGGCGGTAAGCGAGGTCTTTGGTTTGATGCAGAGGCTGGTGAGCGTGTTGTTCAGTTTTTTGAGCATTATTGCATTCATACAAGCGGTGAGTGGGGGCGTCAGCGTGCTCCGTTTATTTTGGCGCCTTGGCAGGCGGAGATAACACGAATTTTGTTTGGTTGGATGAAGTTGCCCACTGCTATGACGGCCAGACACGCGCGAAATATGCCGTTCGACAAGCGTCGTAGCGCTGGGATTTTTCGTCGGTTTCGTCAGGCGTATATCGAGGTTGCTCGTAAAAACGGCAAATCGACTTGGATGGCGGCGTTGTGTTTGTACATGGCAGGTTGCGATCGCGAGATGGGGGCCGAGGTGTATTCTGCGGCCACGAAACGGGACCAGGCTAAGCGGGTGTGGCTTCCCGCTAAACGCATGATCAAGAACTCGGCGAAATTACGCAGATTTTTCCGAGTTCAGGACAGCATATCACGAATCACAGTGCCAACTCTTTCCTCGGTATTCGAGCCACTTAGTCAGGACGCTAAAACGTCTGACGGTTTGGATTCGCATTTCAATGTGATTGACGAGTACCACGCGCATAAGACCGCAGCGATGTTCGACGTGTTGACGACCGGCGAGGGATCCCGCGAACAACCGATGACGGTAGTAATTACGACAGCCGGTCTGAATCACGTGTGTCCGTGCTATGTTGAGCATCAACTTGCGAAACAGATTCTTGAGGGAACGCTCGATAACGATTCGTATTTCGCGGTAATTTTCACGCTTGACGATGGTGATAATTGGCGCGACCCGGCAGTCTGGGTGAAAGCGAATCCTGGTCTTGGCATTACCCCGAAGCTTGATTACCTTGAGCGTCAGGTGAAACGCGCGATGCAGTCCGCTCCGTACATGAATACGGTGAAGGTGAAACATTTCAACATCTGGAGCCGCGTCGGTACGAGGTTTTTCCCGTTGGACAAATGGGACGCTCAGTCGGGGAAATCAGAATTTGCGATGAAAAAGGGAGAGACGCCTTTTGAATGGCGCTCGCGGATGCTTGAACGTCTCGGGGGTTGTGAGTGTGTAGGCGGTTTGGACTTAGGTAGCGTGTCAGATTTCACTGCGTTTGCTTTGGTGTTCCGCCAGACGGCCGATAGCGGGTACCCGCTGTTCGTAGTTCTTCCTTGGTTCTGGATGCCCCGGGAGGCGACGAGCGATCGTGAGCAGCGGTTGCGCGACTCGTATGACGAATGGGCCGTTGCTGGGTTCCTGGAGTGGACTGACGGCGACGCCGTTGATTACGATTTGGTACGTAACAATATCAAAGAGACCGCGAACAAGTTCGGGATTCAAGAGTTGGCTATTGACCGTCAGTTCCAGGGGGCCCAGTTGAGTCAACAGCTTTTGAACGACGAAGGTTTTAACGTCGCTGCGTACAGTCAAGGTTATGGTGGGTTCGCTGCTCCCACGAAAGAGATCCTCGAGTTGGTGTTGAACGGTCGATTGATGCATGGTGGGAATCCGATATTGCGTTGGATGGCGTCGAACACCGAAGTGAAGACCGATCACGGGGGTCGTATGATGCCCTGTAAACCGGTTAACGAGAATCCTTTCAAGATAGACGGTATTGTAGCGACGATCATGGCGTTGGGTAGGCTAATAACTCAGGAAGAGACTACGAGCATGTACGAGACGCAGGAGGTAGTCACCGTGGAGGTCGGGCCATGACGGCGAAAATTGAGTATGTTCGAGGAGGGCTTGAGTGTCCCAAGTGTGGTTTGCGTGTTGGTGTGAACAAGGTTTTGAAGGTTGAGACAGGTGATGGGATCATTCGAGTTCGGTATTTTTATTGTGTTTGTGGTTGGCGTGGTAAGACGGCGGGGTGAACCAATTCGGAATATGGAACTCGGAATTAATCGGAAGGGTATTATGACTGATTGTCTTTTGACGGGATTTACATGATTGGAGATTTTTTGATGGACGTTAAGACGATGGACGTTAAGACGATGGTTCGTTATTTTTTACAGACTAAGTTGTTTGATGGATTGTTTTGTGAGGCTGGCGATTGTGCTTGTGTTATTGATGATATCGCTCCTTGTGGTGAGTGTCTTAGTGAAAATTGCGAGGCTGGTTATTTGGCTCCTTGTCCGCATGATTGTGGTGAACATGACTGGCATATCCAGAATGACATGATTGGAGATTTTTTGATGGACGTTAAGACGATGGTTCGTTATTTTTTACAGACTAAGTTGTTTGATGGATTGTTTTGTGAGGCTGGCGATTGTGCTTGTGTTATTGATGATATCGCTCCTTGTGGTGAGTGTCTTAGTGAAAATTGCGAGGCTGGTTATTTGGCTCCTTGTCCGCCTGATTGTGGTGAACATGACTGGCATATCCAGAAGGAGCGGTTTGAGTTTGAGGCGACGACAGAGACCCAGCGTTCCTTGAAGAAGCTTGGTGTTGGTGATTTTTGGGTCTATATGATTTCCGAGTTGATTACTGATAAATCTTTGAATGCTGTCGATGTTTCTGGTTGGATCCAGTCGAATCGTTCGATGCTTTCTGGTTTACCATGTGTGACGTTGTCGCGTGTTACTGGTGGTGTGCGAGTGCATAATATTGTGTTAGGGGTGATGGACGAATCAGACGGAACCGAACCGTCTTCCACAGCCTGGTTTGAAGCCGAAAGATTCGGACTGATGCGTAGATGAGCGGTTCATCTTGTCGTTACACGGAAAACCGTATCCCAAGTGGCTTTCTATTTTGTAGGAGTGATTTCTAGATGCCACGACGAGCTCCACATCCTTGTAGTTTTCCTGGTTGTCCTGTTTTGGTTCGAGCCGGGCGTTCGAAGTGCGCTGCGCATGAGGTTGTTAGACGTCGCGAAAGTGATGCACGTCGTGGATCTGCAGCCTCGCGAGGTTATGATCGTCGTTGGCGTAAGGTGTCGAAGTTGTGGTTGGATGAGGAGCCTGCGCGGGCCTGGTGTGGTTGTGGTGCACCTGCGACATTGGTTGATCATATAGTTCCTCATCGCGGTGATGTGGAATTGTTTTGGGATGAGTCGAACTGGCAGGGGATGTGTGAGTCTTGCCATAATGCTAAAACAGCTTGCGGGTTTTAGGAATGCGGAATTTGGAGCGTGTGGTTTAGCGGGCTCAGAGGGACCTTCGCCCTCCCCGCTTCGCTACGGAAAACTGGTATCTGTTTTCCTATTTTGTAGGAATTGGGTTGTTGACATACATTTTGTTTTTTTGTATTAGGGAGTTATTATGGGACGTAATGTTGCTGACATATTGGTTTTTTTGGGTTTGATTTTTGTTGGTATTGGTCTTTGGTTGGTTGAGCCGTGGCTTTCGTTTGTTGTTGTTGGGGGATTGTTGATTGTTGGTGGTGTAGCTTTGGGTCGTAAGTAGCGATATTGTGAGGTGCGTTTTTTGTTAGGGATTGCGGGGGCAATTCGTAGTTGGGTTACGGATTTAACGAATCCGGCCGAGTGGTTGATTACATCGCTTGGTGGCGGGGGTTTGTCGACGTCCGGAGTTCGCGTCAGTGAGACCGAGGCGTTGAGTTCGACGGCGGTTTTGTGCGCGGTTCGTCATTTGAGTGAAGCAGTTGCGATGCTTCCGTTGGGTTTGTATCGGAAGCGTCCGAAAGTAGGCAGTGATCCTGCCGTCGACCATCCTGTTTACAGAATTCTTCACACGTCCCCTAATCCTGAGATGACTCCCTTCCAGATGCAAGAATGGAGCATGGTGAGTCGTCTTCTGAATGGTACGATGTATTTTGAGATCGAGCGCACTCGGGGTGGTGATCCGCTTCACATTTGGCCGTTGATTTCGACCCGTATGCAGGTAGAACGCAAGGGAGGTCAGACGCGTTATATCTACTATCTTGAAAGTGGTGAGCCAGTTGGTATTCCCACGGAGAATGTGCTTGTTCAACGCGGGTTCTATCGGGGCGGTCTTCTCGGTCAGAGTTTGATTACGCTTGGGACTGACGCGATAGGTCTTAGCCTCGCGATGGAGAAGTACGGGTCCAATTTTTTTGTGAACGGCGCGGTCCCAGCAGGTTTCATCAAGCATCCGAAGCAGCTTAGTCCAGAAGCTCAACGCAGGATCCTTGATCCTATCGTGAAAGCGAATGAAGGATTAGATAAGAAACATCGGATGGCAGTTTTGTGTGAGGGTGCGGAGTGGGAGCAGACCGGAGTGAGTCCCGCCGAGGCTCAATTGCTTGATGGTCGGACGTACCAGGTAATCGAGATAGCGCGCATATTCAAGATCCCACCCCATTTACTTTACGAATTGAGTAAGGCGACGTTCTCGAATATCGAACATCAAGAGTTTGGATTTAAAACATGGGGTCTTAACCCTTGGCTTGTTCGTGGTCAGCAGGAGTTTGACAAGTACCTATTGAAACACGGTGAGCTTGGCACAGTGTATTCGCGGTACAACCTTAACGCATTAGTGACGACAGATGTGAAGAGCAAGAATGAGTCATATGCGACAGCACTTGCGAACGGTTGGATGAATCGTAATGAGGTCCGCGAACTCGAGGAACTGAACCCGATTCCCGGTGAAGGTGGCGATGATTTTACGCTTCAGTTGAACATGCAGAAGCTTGAAAATCTCACGTCTGACGACGCTGATGGAGCGGACGAAGATGGTCGGGCGCGCG